GTCCCAGCAGTCCCAACAGTCCCAACAGCCATCCAAAAATCAAATGAAATACGGAGAGATTCGCAAATTCATGGATTTTGGAGCACGGCAGTACAGAATACAACAACAGCAACAACAGCAGCAACAGCAACAACAGCAACAACAAGAGCAGCAAGCAATGGAGGCAAGGGATCATAAGGGACAGCATGTCCCTTAAGCATGTCCCTTAAAAAAATAAATAGATATGATATGGAATCACGCGAAACACATGACCAAAACCAGGAAACATTCAAAATCAAAATCAAAATCAGGGCCACGTGTTCTAGCCAGTTTTGAAAAAGGTTTTGAAAAAACATTTAAAACCACCACCAAAAAAGAAAATTCAAATGTGGAAAGGTCGTTGGTCAAGTTGTTCAAAACGCCGTTTGCGCCGTCCAAGGTGACCGCGAAAAATGACTACTACGACTACATCAACTACCAGTGGATCGCCAACAAAAGCAAAGAGCTGCAAGAAAAGAACAAGTACTACGTTCAAGCCGACAGTTTTAGGATCACCCAAGAAAAGGTGTATTACGAGTTGATTGACATCGTCAAGGAGTACATCAGAACCACCCACAGCGCCAAGGCCACCGCGATTAAAAACCTCTACAATTCCATGCTGCGTTTGAACTGCGAAAAGGCCCGCGAGGAGGTGAAGTACACGGTGAACGCCATAGACAAGGGCATTGCCAACGACGACCTGTACTGGCTTTTAGCACAGATTAACCAGAACGAAACCATTTCATGGGGCTGCCCCATTGCGTGGTCGGTCAGCAAGGACCAAAAACACTCGTCCATTTACAGGAGCACCATTTCCCCGCCGCAGCTTACCATATACGACTACCTCATTTACGTGGAGGACGAAACCGCGGATGCCTCTTATAAGCGCGCGTTCAAATCCCGGTATTTGAAATACATTCGGGACATGTTTGACGCGTGCCTGGGACCCGGGCACGGGTTGAAAGCGGGCGACGTGTGGGACGTGGAATACGAAATGCTGATTGCAATGGGGTGCGAGTCGGTGAAACACGAGAGCGACGAGTACTACAACGTGGTCACCAAGGCCGACGCGCTGGAAAAGTACGGGTTTGACTGGGCCCGGCTGGCAACCGAAATCGGGTACAAAACGGTTCCAAGCACGTTCATATGCAGCAACCTGAGTTACCTGAAGTGCATCATGAAAATCTTGACCAAGGACGGCGCATGGAAAACGCCAAAGTGGCGGACGTACTTCATGTACACGGTGTTCCGTCAAATCATGCGGTTCCACAAAAAATGGCGCATGATTTACTGGGAATTCCACGGCCAGTTCGTGAGCGGGCAACCCGTGCCGTTCCCGGACGAAGTTTACCCCGTGTTCGGGCTTTCCATGTGCTTCAACACGTTTATTACCAACGAGTACGTGCAGCGCAACAAAAAACCGGAGCACGTGGCGTATGTGACGAACATGGCCACCGATTTGCTGACCGTGTTCAAGCGCATCATTCAGCGCAACACGTGGCTGTCGCCCGAAACCAAAAAGTACGCGCTGCTCAAGCTGGAACGCATCAAGCTGGTGGTCGGCAACCCCGCCATGATGCGCGAAGACCCGATTTTGAACTACAGCAGCGACGACGCTTACAAAAACATGAAACTGATTGCCAGCTGGCGGACCAAGAAAATGATTTCCATAGACGGCACCGCATTCAAGGGCGACATTCCCATCATTGACTGGGAGAAGTTCAAACTGGTGGGGTCGCAAGCGTACATTGTGAACGCGTACTACACGCCGGTTGAAAACACGATTTACATTCCGTTGGGGTACTTGCAGAAGCCGTTCATTGACCTGGACGAACGCGGCATAGAGTACAACCTGGCCCACATTGGTTACACGCTGGGGCACGAAATGTCGCACTGCTTGGACGACAACGGCAGCAAGTACGACTACCAAGGCAATTTGCACAACTGGTGGACAAGGGAGGACCGGCGCAAGTTTGAAGCAAAGGTGAAGGACGTGGTGAAACAGTATGAAACGTTTGCAATGTACGACGGCATCAAAATGGATGGAACATTAAGCACCGGAGAGAATTTAGCCGACATTTCGGGGCTGGCGATTTGCATGGAATACTTAAGGGACTTCCAGCAAAAGAACGACGACATTGTGCCAATCAAGTCCTTGTCGTTTGAAGCCTTTTTCGTTTACATTGCGATTCAAGGACGCCAAAAAATTCTGGACAAGGCCATTCAGGCGCAGTTGAAAGTGAACCCTCACCCCATGGACAAATACCGGGTGAACTGTCCGTTGTCTCGTTTGGAATTATTTAGGAGCATTTACAACATTAAAAAGGGCGACAAAATGTACTGGCATTCCACCGATACAATTTGGTAATTGTAATCATTTTGATTCATTTTCGGTTCATTCATTTTTTTTCTTGATTTAGTTTATAACCAACCAAATCAAAAACACAATGGCTCACACTCGTCATCATCGCTCTGCCGGCGGCGCCAGCCGCACTGCCCGTCGCGCTGTCGCTGGAGCCGCTAGGTCTGCTTCCAAGGCCGCCTCCAGGGCTGCCCAAGCTGCCAAGTCTGCTTCTAAGGCCGCGTCCAAGGCCGCTTCACGGTCCGCTTCCAAGGCTGCCAGCAGGTCTGCTGCCAAGGCTGTTGCTGCTGCTGCCTCCAAGGCACAGGCCGCTGCTGCCCAAGCTTCCGCTGCTGCTTCCAAGGCAAAGTCTGCCGCCTCTCATTAATTGCATAATTACATATTGTTTAAATTCTATAATAAAAAAAATAAAAAATAATGAAAAGCTCAAACACGTTTTTCATCATTTATATCACTGCGATTTATCACTGCGATTTATCACTGCGATTTACACGCTCCAACTCGCGTAATCCGTGCTGAAATTGCGTCCAGCAAACGACAGCGCCGGGTCTTGGGGAGGTGGCGTTTCAATCATGATTGGCTGGTAGCACAGCTCGGGGGGCTTCAGTATGAACGCGCAGCCGGCCTTGCTGAACGCGGCGTTGTATGCAGCCGAGTTCGCGTCGTTCAATTGCGGCATCATGCCAATGAGTGAACACCCCATGCTTTTCGCCACATTGAAATTCACATTGGTGGTGAACGGCGTGTCTGGAAACACGAGGCTCATGTTTTTCTTATTGTGCTCAATCAAATCCGTCATGTTGCCCGTGTTTTTGACCCCCATTTCATAGTCCAGCTTATGCAGAAACGGGGAGTTGATGCCAATGTTAATGTATTGGTTCAAACACTCGCCGGTTTGAACTTTGGTGGTCGGGTCGGTTGTGCAATTGTGGTTTACAATTTGGTTTGAAACGTCCACCATGATGACGACTTTGCCCATGAAATTCCCGATCGGCTCTTTTCCCAAATTGTGGCCGCCGAATTCGTAATTGTATTCGGGACCAAGGGTGGGAAACGTTTTAATGCCATCAATGATCCCCTTTATGAAACTGGGAGCGGTGTTGCTGCTTTTAATGCGCAAGCTGATCAACAACGGGTCCTCCTTGTTGGGCGCTTGCGTAAATGCGTATGAGTTAATTGTTTGGCACACGTCTGCAAACGGCAAATGGTTGAACGTTTCCATGTGGTAAAAATTCTTTTTGTTGGTGGAAGCCGCCACAACGGGTTGGTCATTGACGCTGTAAATTTCAAAATCCAAGCAACGGTAGCCCTGCAAAATGGCATACTGCAGCGCAATCAAATCCACGTAATTGTTTTTCCAATCACCTAAACAGCAGCAGTTCAGCGCCGTTTTGAGGTAAAAGTTGCGCAACGGCTGAGTTTGCAGCGATGGGTTGATTGACTGCAACTGAGTCGCGGTTTGAAGCGTGTTGATTGAACCTTTCTCGGTATTATACAACGTGAAATCTCGGACGAAGGTGTACACCACGACCACAATCACGAGCAGCAATACGGCCAGCCCCCATAATGAAACGGTGTCACTGAAAGATGATAAATTTGGCAACTTATCACGGAAGGCAGCGAATTTACCCTTGATTTCATCTAATTTGGATGTTTGGGGTTGGGGTTGGGGTTGTGATTGTGATGCATTATTTACGTTTGGCACATCATTAGACATTTGTTTGCAAATACAAATATGAATACAAATATAAACACAAATAACGGATATTATATTATCCTCACAAAAAATAATACAACATTAATATAAAATGACGGGCGGTCTACTAAACATTGTGTCGTATGGCAATCAGAACGTGATTCTAAATTCCAATCCCAAAAAGTCGTTTTTTAAGACCACGTACGCCAAGTACACCAATTTCGGCATGCAGAAGTTCCGAATTGATTTTACCGGGCAGCGCAACCTGCGCATGAGCGAGGAATCCCGGTTCACGTTCACCGTCCCCCGCTATGCCGAGCTCATCATGGACACCTACCTCGTGGTGACGCTGCCCACCATTTGGAGCCCGATTTACCCGCCCCTGTCGTGCGGCGACGCCTGGCGCCCCTACGAATTCCGCTGGATTGAAAATCTGGGCACGCAAATGATCAAGGAAATAACATTTTCCGTGGGCGGCCAACTCCTGCAGCGCATGACGGGCAAGTACTTGCTGGCGCAGGTGCAGCGCGACCTCACCGGCACCAAGCGCTTCCTGTACGACACCATGTCTGGCAGCACCGCGGAGCTGAACGACCCCGCCAACTTTTCGGGGCGCCGAGGGACGTACCCCAACGTGTATTACAACACGAGCCAGCAGGGGCCGGAGCCCTCCATCCGCGGACGCAAGCTCTACATCCCGCTGAACGCGTGGTTCTGCAACAACAGCCGCACCGCGTTCCCGCTGGTGGCGCTGCAGTACAACGAGCTGCAGATTGACGTGGTCATGCGCCCCGTGCGCGAGCTCTTTGTCACGCGCGACATCAACTACGAGCCGCACTCCATTACCACCGAGACGCCGCTGACGCCCGCGGAGGTGGCGCAAGCGCCCTTCATTCAGCCCAACTTCAACGAGCCGGAGTACCAGTTTTACCGCTTCCT